AAATCTCTTCTGCTGTGTAATTGAAAATGCATCTTTGATGACTTCATTAAATCTAGTCAATTTAGTTTGATCTGCAAGATTATTACGAATGATAGATATCATCTTAGTCTGTCTTTTCATCTTCTTTGAAGATGCTTTGTTATCAGTTAGAGGTGTGTTATCATTGAGCATAGTAAAATGATCATGTAACTTATGAAACTGTTTATCATGCATCAGAGGTATGAATTTGCTCTCTGTGAGTCCTTTATATCTCATAAAGGGTTTGAGTCCATCATACTGTGAAGCAGACGTTGCAGACCCGTACAGAGACGTAGTTTCAAACAATCCGATATCTTTCTCAAAGTTTTCATTCAACTGTTCTCTTGCATAGTGTGATATACACATCAGAGCAAGTAACTTACCTCCAAGATAATTATATCCAAATGGTTGAGATGGAACAATTGCAAATCCCATTACAGCATGACGATTAAATATTTTTAGATCAGGTGCTTTTCCTAACCATTCATTTCTAGGTTTTGAATTTATTAAGGGTGATTGCAGACGAATAAATCCAACTATCTTATTTGTATTTCTTTCATACACCATGAGTCGTAATTCACGACCGGGAATATTATCTTCGTTATTATGAGATGATACAGAACTCAAAAGGTTTCGATAATAATCTTGTGGTATTCCATTTTGAAATCTATCACCAACGAGACGAATATCAAACTCCATATCATTCGGATGAATATCTTGATTAAAGAAATCATCTTTAGGATCATCTAATATACTTGATTTAGTTACGACTGACTTTTTAACATGACGAAGATACTCTTCAAGATTGGTAAAGTTCTGAAAATAATCTATAAATTGATCTGCTGCCCATGTTGCTTTATCTTCATCAATCTGTTTAATCGTCATAATTTTCTATTGTTTCCCAGATAATATAATCATCAGGATTAACCATTGGCATATATCCTCCACTATTTCTTCTTGGCATAGTAATAATATCGATAGTCTCTTCAAACCATCTATTCATTGATTTTGCCATCTGACGATATCCAGTGCCGACATAGACTTGACCTGCAACAACTGCCACTGTTGCGATACCCCAGAATAAGTAATAACTTGACGATTTCATTTGTGCTTTTCTTTTTGTAAAATTAGTCATTTTGATCTTGACGCGGATAATAGACCTCAACATAAGAATTACATCGAGGACATGATAAGTTTGTTACCATACTATACTCTGCTTCATCAAAATCGTCAAGATCATGATCACCACCCCAGATTAATTCTGTGTTACAGTGCCAACAGTTCATAATATAAGTTTCTTAGTTGGTGTTGATAATTTACCAAACATTGAATTATACTGTTCGATAATTTCTTCTTGAGGATCTGCCATGTATACAACATACTTTTTAGTGACTTCAAGTTTATCTTTTTGAAGTAAAGGAGACCACGGAGCAAATGCAATTTGTCCTTGTTTTTGTGACGGTACTGCCACGATAGGATCAGTGATTGTTATTGAATCAGTATCCTCTTTAGTTATGTCAGCGATTACATCTTCGCCAGACCACATACGAATTAGTTTTACAGTCATTTGAATTCACACTCCACCATAATTTCGGTTAAACAAGCAAGTAGGTTAATTTCTTGATCTGCCACAAATGCTACTTGGTACTGGTATTTAGCCAGAATAAGAACAGCAGCAGGAATAGAACTAGAGACCAAGGTTTCATATAAACTATCATAGATACGACGAAAAAGCAAAGTAGTATCATTATCCAAGTTGGTATTAACCCACTTACGGACTTCAGAAAAGTTTTTCTCTTTGAGATTCTTGGTGAGATCATTTATTGAAACATCAGAAAAGGACGCTAGTATACCGGAGTCTATTTCACCTCCAACTGAGTATCTTTGACACTCATTAAGAACTCTCCTCCAATCAGGAAAGTGTTTACTGATTAACTCAGCAACGACCTTCTTATCACTCTTGATATTTTCTTTATCAAGAATATGATTTATTCTAGCAAAGAATTGTGCTGCTATTGTTGGTTTGTCTTTTTTATTAATTGAGAAGTCAACAACAGAACACCTAGAATGTAAAGGGTCGATAATTTTGTTTTTGTAGTTACAGGTAAAGATAAACCTACAGTTTTTGGAGAACTCCTCAATAGACGCTCTGAGAAGGAGTTGTACATCGGAAGTGGTATTGTCTGCTTCGTCAATGATGATGACTTTATGTTTCGACTCGCTTGTAAGAGAGACGGTAGATGCGAAGTTCTTTGCGTTTGTCCGAACAGTGTCGAGAAAACGTCCTTCATCCGATCCATTAATGACATAGTAATCTGCTCCTAATTGATTACACAATGCTTTTGCTACTGTGGTCTTACCGATGCCTGGTGGACCTGACAGTAACATATTTGGTATCTCTCCTTTATCAACAAAATCTTGAAAAGTTTTCTTGATACTCTTTGGTAGAATACATTCATCAATTGTAGTGGGTCTGTATTTTTCAACCCATATAAAATCACTCATAATAAAATTGCAACTTTACTAATTGCTATGCTCATCAAAAATGCTAACATAATCGCTACATCCCATTGTTTGTTTTGAACATAAAAAGGAATGCAAATGATATCAGCAATAATGTGTATTATCGCACCATAAAAGGTTGATACATGTAGTATAACAAAATACGCACAAATAATCAACACCGAACCTGTGATTCTTCCTGCGACTAATAAATTCATTTAAAACCTTTAGATTGTTTCTTTGGTTTTGGTTTATCAATAACGTGAACAACTGTTCCTTCAAACCAAGGTGAATGACAATTATTCCACCAATATTCTTGAACCTCATCCCAAGATTCTACCACAAAAGATTTGTTTTGACAAACTATTCGATAATGATGACGATCATAAGGTATGTCAGAAGTTTGAGAAAAATATCTTGGGTCTTCTTTAGAAATTAACTCTGTCATTTTCTTTTGCCCTCCATTCTTTTCTCATTTTAACATAAACATCACTTTTTGCAACAATGTCACGAACTTTTTTGAATACTCTTGCAGACTCAGCATATTTACTTGATAGGTTATCTTCTTCTTGAGGTAATACTTCTTTAGTTCCTTTTTTGTATTTTCTACCAGAGTTATGATTTGCATACCTTCTGGCACGAGTAAATCCCATTTCTAGAAATTTACGACACATATCCATACCAATAAAGTCTCCTTCATCACGGTAATCAAGATACATTCCAAAAATACGATTGGAGGATATTATTGCTTCTCTAGGAGTTTTGAATCTCCAATGATTACAAATAATGTTAGTATAAGGGCGAACCAATAGAACTCCTTGCTCTCCCCTTCCAATACGATAAAGTTCACGAGTTTCCGTATTTGTAAAATCAAGTTTTTTGTAATCGAGGTCATAATCAAATTCTTTCATAGCCAATTTGGTTGTCTGGATGGGTCACGTAGATAATTAAATGCAACCCAAGGTTTGGTCGATATATAACGTTTGTAAGCAGTAAAAGTGTCAATGCTTGTGTCATGTTTAAACTCATCGGGTCCTGCAAATGCGAATGATTTTGGTCTTTCTAATGTAAATGGTATAAGGTGTCCTGCTTCAAGAACGGTGCTCTCACAACTATGGACTTTACCATAGCGATGTGTATACTCTTCACAGAGTGCCATAGCGTGAGCAACTAACCACCAAGCGTTTATATTGGATTCGTTTGCCCAGATAGTGCAAGGATGTCCTCTAAATGCACCTTTATCTGTCTTGTATGGTTCACCATCTTTTTTGTGTATTTCACCGTATCCGTGACCCCACTTTTCAGAGCAAACAATAGCAAGCATCTGACAAGATTCTAATGGCATCTTGACAACGTGTTTGTCAGGTAATACTTGTGCTGATACAGTTGGCGATGGATCGGTTACAAAAATATTCATAATGTAGATTTATCCTTCTACATTATATTCTATCTCTATAACTTTACTCCGTCTACCCATACTGTTACATCTTGTTGATTGGCACATACTACCACCTAGTTCTTCGACAAGAACCTCAATCTGTTGTATGATTTGTTCTTCTAATTCTTCATCACTCATTTTTTAACTTCTCCTGTTCTTTCATATATTCCTCCCTACCATCTTTAGTAAACACCTTCTTTTCATAATCAAAGTGAGGATGTGGTTGAGCATTTTCAAAAGGATTCTTCGATGCATTTTTCAATACAATAAATTTATCCTTTGCAAAAGTTCCTGCTATTTGCACTTCAATGTCATCACCATCTTTCCAGTTTATTTCACCCTTTAAGTTGGTATGTAACATTGCCTCTTGAATTTTATCAATCAGTTCTTGTGTGAGTTTCATTTGTCAGGTTGTATTCCGTATGGTGTTA